CCCCTGTTAGGGATCTTGAGCTGTTAATTCCTGGGCAACACTGCGAACAGTTTTACATGCCTTTGAATAATGAACAGCCCGCTGCGCGGCAATGCCGCGTCTATCAGACTCGTACCACGAAAGTGGTCCAGCGAGCCATCACGACGTGGGAGCGCATTTTCCAACAACCTCAATGTGACTATGATCTTAGCTTTTCTCCGACCTGTTCGGAGTTTGCTCGTAAGGTCAAGTCTCTCCTTGGGAATTGCCCCGCAGAGGACCAGAGTCAGATCATGGCCTGGCAGTCCATCAAGAAGCTCCTTCCCGACTCTTGTCGGTGTATGGAGGCCACGATGCTGTCCGACCTAAAGAAGACTCTTTCTCGGCCCCCACGGTCACTCCCTCGAGGCTACCTCCGATTCGTCCAGCAGGAAGTTCGTAAGATCTTCCCGCTGGGCTGGGATCGGGGCCTCTACGAGGACCACGTCGTCACCACTTCTCCTCCCCTTTCTTCTTGTACCGAGAGTCCCCGTTCCGAGGGCGGCTCATTGGGTTCCGGCATGGATCATTTTTCTTTTCTTCAGGCTTGTCTTGAAGATGTCGAATTTGATCTTGATTGCCGGGCGAAGATGATTGTCGTCCAGTCGGCTGGCAAGCCTCGCGCTTTGAGTAAGTTCTCCTCTGATGTTCTCTGTCTACGGCCTCTTCATAAGGCTGTCTACGACAGATTATCTAGGGAGACTTGGCTCAATCGAGGCGATGTTACCACCGACGGATTGGTTGATTTTAGGTATGTTGAAGGGGAGGTCCTCACCTCTGGTGATTACAAGTCTGCTACCGACAACCTCAGTATTGAAGTTGCGGAAATGATCCTTGCCACTATTCTGACTTCTACGGTTTCTGTACCGCAGTCGGTCATGAAGGGCGCGTTGGACATATTGCGGCCTAACTTGTATAACCTTGAAAACGCTATCGACTTTTTCCCTCGTGTTGGTCAAATGATGGGGTCGTACCTCTCCTTTCCACTTTTATGCATCCAGAACAGGATGGCATTTTTGTGGGCTGGGGGGCGCGGCCTTCCTTGTAAGATCAACGGAGACGATATCCTTTTCCGTTCCAAGCCTGAGTTCTCTCAGCTTTGGATGGAAACGGTATCTTCTCTAGGATTGGAGGTCGAGCGGACAAAAACGAGTGTGTCGGCCGAATTCGGCTCTTTAAATTCTACCTTAGTAGTTCGCGAAAGGGGAAAGTATAAAGTTCGCCAGACTCTTCGGTTCGGCATGCTTAGGGAATGTGATGACATCACTTCACTCTGCAAAACTTACGATGATTTCCTTCGGGGAATCCACGGGTCTCACAGGTTTCGTGCTGGCTTTGAGTTCTTTCGATGGCATTTGCCCTCTCTTAAGGCTTATAGGGTCAGTACTTTGGAACTTGGCTTCCGTGGTGACCTTGCGTGGCGGTTGACGCGTAAGTGGAACCTCCGTTTGGATCGACCTTCTGAGGTCTTACCTAGTCTAGGTCCCGATCACAACGTAGTCGTCCCTCGAGATGGCTGCACATTTGTCGACCCGGATACGATTAGTAAAGACGATAGGAAAGTTAGTGCAATGGAGCTTGCGGCGTGGAAGTGGGGCGTGGAATTCGCTTCCCGTCAGAAACGGTCTGACCTTGAGTTTAAGCTAAAGATGTCTTTAATAAGGCCTACTTCGCCCGACTTTTCTCCTTACCTTAGTGGTTTTGGAGAGGGTTGTCGTGTTACTAGGCCGACTTGGGCTGAAACTCGTAGGCCGTTTATCGTTCCTCGTGTTATTAGGAAAGAATCCTTCCCTCTCATGATTGAGATCGAGGATGTCCTTCCGCCTTACACTGAGTACGATGACGGGGAGGTTCTGATAGACGTCAAGAAGACAAAGTAGATTGGACGCAGTCCGGCGAGCGGAAATGTGGTCTGTGCGGAAAGACTCCGCCTTGATTGTAAGGACTGTTGTGACATGGGGCTCCCGAAAGGAGTTACCCTGCGTCATGGAGGTTGGAACCCTCCGCAATAAGCTTATAAGAAAAAGGGATTCCGAGCTTCGGTTCGCAATATGGGACCCTGGGTGGATGCATGAGTACGCCCCGACGTCGGGCTGTGGTGAGGCGGCTTAAAAACCGCGGCTGTGAAAGTAAAGTTGCAGTAGTCTACTGCAGGACGTAGGCGTGTTGTAGGACACCTGAACCTGTGTTTGTCGCGAC